GTGTAATACTCACCCTTTATTTCAGAATCGTTTTGAAGCTTTTGTTTGAATTTTCCTAAGTCTGACTTTATTATATCAGAACGATTACCTTTTTCAACCGATTTCTTTGCAGTTTTCAAATCAGACGTTCCCTTAATAACCCTTAACCGGTTATCCTTTGCCCGGATTCCCATCGCATTACTGAAATTGTGATATTCCTTGATCTGCTTGCGCTTCTGTGCTTCCAAAAGAGAAGTATCACCGCCGATTGCTTTCTGCGCTTCTATCTCTCGCTTGGTTGACCGAATATCCCGCTCCATCTTGCGCTGCTTCTGAGTTGCCTGATAATAATTATACGTTTTACCACGATACTCCTGCGGTTCTGGTTCAGGTTCCCATGTGTTCGGCTCACTGACACCCTCAAAGAACGGATAGAAATCATGTCGGCAGTTGATTCCCTTTAATCCGTCCACTGCTCCATAATGGCAAACAGAAAAATTTGGGTATTTTTTATTCTTTCCGCTGCGACTATAAATCTTTCCCTGCCATGCAGCATGTTCCGGACGTGCGCCCCAGTGTGCGCTGACTTCCACCAGATCAGTATCCGTCTCTTCGATGTAGTGCATGGAGATCTGACCGGCAAGCTGACTGTTTGCGGTCCGTATTGCCATTCGTGCAGCCGTATCTAATTGGTACGTCCTGCCAGAAGCATAATCAACACTGCGAAGTCCGCTCTGTGCCAGTTCTTTCACGCAATCATTCACACACTGATCGTAAGAAAAGGTTCCGGTAGCCATTTTTATCAATGCCTTATCCAGATACTGTCTGTATGCATTTTTCAAAGCAGTAGTACCATGT